CCGGGTGATCCCGGGCAGGTACGCGCTGACCCGGTGCCGGCAGTTGGGGTGTTGCAGGCCGGCCGCGCGTGCGTCCGCCAGCGACCCGGCAATGTGCACGGTGACGGTCTGCCCGTCATCGGTGGCGTGCTGGAGCTGGACGTCGCGGGCACCCGATCCCCCGATGGAGAGGACCTTGCGTTCCCAGGGGCGGCAGAGCGGGCACTCCTCCGGGCTGTCCGAGACGACCACCAGGTTGATGCCGGCGGCCTCCAGCCGGTCCGTGTGGGCCTGCACCGCCGCCTTGCCGACCGCGGACCGGGTGGCCATCTCCGCGTAGGAGGTCATGTCCCAGGCCCGACCTGCTTTGTCGACGAATCCGGTTACGCCCTTCGTCGCGAAGCGGGCGAGGGCCCGGGCCGCGGCCTGGCGGCGGGTCTCGGCTCCCACGAGCACGGACACGGACGCCTCAGCCACGGTCTGCCGGTACACGTCGAGGCCGACCCGTAGGACCCGCTGGTACACCGGGCCCGTGTCGGCAACGACGGCCGCGGCGAGTCGGTCGATGACTGCCGCGCCGGGCAGTGCCTCGGCCGCTGCCGCGGTTTGCCCGATCGGGAGCGCGCCGAGTTCGGCAACTGCGGCCTGCTGACCGCGCTCGTACGCCTGGGCGATGGCTTCGCGCAGGGCGCCGTCGGTATCGGTCTGGAGTCCGGCGAGGAGCTCGCGCAGTCCCTGCTGAAGGTCACCAACCGCGGCGAGCTTCCGCTCCACCCACCACGGGGCGTCGATGTCCGCGGCCAGCGCGGCGCGGAGGCGCTCCAGCAGTGCAAGTTCGGCCTGCTCGTACAGGGCGCCGACCGCGTGCGCGAGATCCTCGGCCATGTCCGGGGAGACCGGCACCGTCCACCTCCTAGGAGACGAGGCCGGTCTGCATCGGGTCGGGCACGGCCTGGCCGGTCTCGGCGTGGATCGCCGCGACCTCAGCGCTGACGCGCTTGTCGTCCCATTCCGGGTGCATGATCCGGACCTTGGTCTCGGTTGATGCGGCCCCAGCGCGGTTCAGTACCTCGACAGTGTTCGCCAGGGACAGGGCGTCCTCCTGGACGCCGTCCTGGAACTCGACCTGCGGGCGCTGGCGCCAGTCCGCGCCGGAGCGGTAGATGTCGGCGTCCATGGCGAGCAGCGCCTGGATTGCGTCGGCGAGTCCCGGCCGCCACGCAAGGATCTTGTTCCCGCGGGTGGTCATGGACCGCTGCCCCTTGGCCGTGACCTCGGTGGCGGTGATTGCGACCTCGCCCTCACCGCCGAACGTCTGCTCGCTGTAGCCGGCCGAGGAGACGATCCGCTTCACCAGCTCGGCGCAGGTGTCCTTGTGCTCGGCCACCCTGATATCGAACTGGATCAACGTCAGCGGGGACTCGCCGGGCTTGGTGAGCATGTCGAGCCCGGAATAGACCTCCTGCTCGGCGGACCAGATGGGCCCGCGGCCGACGCCGGCGGACTGCAACATGGCGTTTGGGACGGCGACGCGGGCCTTGGCGAGCCGCAGGTCGCGCATCCACGAGGCGTGTGTCTGGTCGAGGTCGTCCATCAGGTTCTCGACGCCGTCGAGGTCGGAGCGGCCCAGGTTGGACAGCAACGGCAGAGACCGCCATCGGCGGGTCGGCTGGTTGGGAATGTAGGCGACGCCAAGCCGCGGGTAGCCGGTGAGGATCTGCCCCTGGTCGTCGACCCGGGTGGCGAGCGCCGCCGTCTCGTCCAGGTCTTCCAGCGGCACCGGCCGGCCGAGCTTGTCCTTGGTGCCCTGGTAGAGGCCGTGCAGGATGCGGCCGGGTTCATGCCGTTCCAGGTGTCGCCAGACCTGCCCGTCCTCCTCCTCGACGACCCGCCAGAACGTGACCGCAGACAGGCGCCCCCAGGTGAATTCGGGGATGGCCCGGTCGGCGTGGACGGTGTCCAGCCAAGGTTCGTCGGCGAGCGTGGTGTCGGCGACGGGCCGCAGGTACACCCCACCGTGGGCGGCGTCCAGCTCGGCGGCACGGAGGAGGGTGGCGTGGAAGCGGTCACCGCAGACCGCGTCAAGGCGGGCTTGCGTCTTCTCGGAGTCGACGACGGTGATCCTGGGCGGCTCGGAGAAGAGCAGGTTCGCCGAGGCGGAGCAGATGTCCCCGGCGATGGGGATGTGGGTGTGGGAGCGGAGCTCACCGGGCGCGGGCGGGGTGCCCCACCACCAGCGGGAGATCCGGCCGACGAGCCCGCCCCGGTACTGGCTGGTTTTCGGGTCGGGCATGCCGAACTGGCTGCCGCCTCCGTAGAGAGCGGTGAGCTTGTCCGGGTCGCCGCCCCACCAGGTGTCCCACGCGTCGATCGCCTGGAGTGCCGGCCGCAGGGGCTTTGGCGGCCAGGGGATGCTGTGGTCGGGCAGTGGCACCTCATCACCGCCTTCCCGGGTTAGGCCGCCATGTCGAGGGCGGTGATGAGGTGGGGGCGCCAGAGCGCTTCGGTGGTGACCACGGCGTACCGGCCGCCGTCGAGGGAGTGGTCGGCGACCTTGATCGGCTTGTCCTTGCCGTCCTCGGTGGCTTTCGGGTCCCAGGAGTAGCCGGGTGCCTCACGGATGAAGCCCTCGCACCGGTCGCTGACCAGCAGTTGGCCCTCGGCAAGGAGGGTGGCCAGCAGGGTGATGCCGCGGGAGACGTCGTTGTCGGCTTCCTGCGCGGTCAGCCCGTCGTGGTGGAGCTGGGTGCGGAAGCTGGCAGCGGCCGGGTCAACGACCACCCACTCCGGAAGCTGGGAGGCGGTCTGGGGGGCGTGGGCGGTGGTGTGCAGCCAGTCGCGCATGCTCGCCGACAGCTGGCCGTCGGTGAGCCGGTTCTGGGAGTGCTGGGGGTCGTGACGCCACTCGTCCATGAGGTACAGGCGGCGGTCGGCGCCGAGGCCGAGGAGCAGGCCGGTGCTGGGGTTGGTGGTGCCGTAGTCGACGCCGAGGGCGAGGACGCGCTGCATGGCCGGCATCTGGTGCCATGGGATGACGTGCCGGTCGGGGTCCCACATGTCGAAGATCGCGCCCTCGGCGGCGACCCACTCGCCGAGGATGAACCGCCGGTACCACAGGCCGGTGTAGGTGCGGCGGTACCGTTCCTTGACGGACTCGGCGAGGGCCGGGTTGTCGTCGAGCTGGAAGTGCCAGACCCGCCAGTCCGTCAGCTGCCCGAGCCGGTCGAGGAACCGGCGCCGGACCCAGTGCGCGGGGCTGTCCGGGTTGGTGGTGCAGAAGATCTGCGAGCCCTCGACCGAGCAGCGGCCGAGGAGCTGCTGGAAGAAGTCCTCCGAGATGACGGTCAACTCGTCGACGTACGCGCCCGCGCAGGTCAGACCGCGCAAGACCTTCTCGGCTTTGGCGTCGGAGGCGCCGAGGACGTGGATCGTCCGGCCGAGGATGGTCGCTGTGGACGCGCCGTTGGTGTACCGGGTCAGCCGGGCGAGGGGCCCCATGATGTCGGGGTCCATGAGCGGCCCGAAGACGTTCCGGTTCAGCGAGTCGCGGGTGCGGCCGACGACCACCAGCTCGCCGCCGCGGGGCGCCGTGGCAACGTAGATCAGCCAGCGCAGCAGGGAGACGATCGTCTTGCCGCTGCGGATGCTGCCCTCGGCGAGGTTGACGAACGCGGTGCTGTTGACGACGTAGTCGAGCTGCTTGCGGCCGAGGCCGAAGCGGCCGGCGAGGTCATGGAGCATCACCCGCCCCCTCGTCTGAGGCCGCCTCCTGCTGCTCGTTCCATACGGCGGTGAGTCCGGTCATCAGCTTGCCGAGCATGCTGCGGGCGTTGTCGATGCCGTTCTCCTCGGCGGGCGGGCACAGCTTGAGGGATCGGTCGATGGCCATGCCGGCGGTCGCCATCAGGTTCTTCTTGTCGGCGGCCGGGGCTTCGTCGAGGGTTCGTTCCTCGAACGTGTTGTCCTTGCCGCCGAACGCGTAGACGATGGTCGGCTGCCACATGCGCGCGCGGAGGTTCTCGGCGTCGGTCAGGAGCTGCTCGGCGAGCGCCAGGCGACGGGAAGCGAGGTCCTGTCGGCGGGTCTCGGTGGCTTCGGCGAGTTGCGGCCCGCGGTTGAAGCTGAGGCCGAGCTCGGCGGCGAGGCCGGACACCCGGCGGGCGGAGAGCCCGGTGGCCCGCATGATGTCGTTTCGGCCGAGGCCCTGGGCGTGGAGCCGGGTGATCTCGGCGCGGTCCTCATCGGCGGCGAGGCGGCGATCGGCGGGCGGCACGGTCACCCCCAGGTCAGAGCTGCTTCGTGCCGGGGTCGTTCTCGGGGAACTCGTAGCCTTCGCCGGCGATGCCGCGGGGGTCGTCGGGGGTGCATTCGACCCAGCGTCGGGTGTCGAGGGCCCAGAAGTAGCAGCCGCCACCGCGCGGGAGCGGCGGGCGGTAGTTGGGGTCTTCGGGGGTGCTCAACTGGTCCTCCGGGATGGTCAGGCGGCGGCTTGTCCGACGCGCCAGCTTGGGTGTCGGCCGCCGCGGGCGGGCCGGTCGGCGCCGTGCTGCCAGGTGTGCAGTTCGGCGCGGGCGGCGGTGGGCAGGTGGTAGAGGTGTGGGCCGCCGGGGATGGGCAGCGCTTCGATCAGGCCCTCGAATACCCAGCGCTTGATCGTGGACTCGGAGACACCGAAGGTGGCGGCGGTGCTGGCACGGTCGGCGATGTCCTGCGGGCTGATCTGATCGAGCGCAGGGTTCGGGTAGACGGCCACGGTGGCACCTCCCCGGGCAGCACGAAGGCCCCGCGCGGTTTCGCTGCGGGGCCTTCGGGGCGTTTCTGGGCAGGGACTACCTGCTGCAAGCGAGGTTACGACGGGCGGCGATCACTGCGCAAGCGGCTACCTCGCGAGGCCTCGGCCGGGCAGTGCGGACGGGCGGGGGGCTGAAGGCTCCGCGGGCTCACAGGCCGCGCTGTGCGGCGGCGATCGTCTCGGCGACGGCGAGGACGGCCAGGAGCTGGGCCTGGCCGGGTTCGGTCTCCAGGTAGCCCGTGGCCATCAGTTCGGCGAGCCGCGCGGCCTGGCCGACGGCCACGGTCAGAGCGTCGTGGGGCTCATGGGCTCCGAGGAACCTGGCGCTCCCCTCGGCGAGCCAGGCATGTGCGGCGCGCAGGGTGGCAGCGATGTCACCGCCGTGGTCCTCAAGGCGCTGCGTGCTCATCGATCCGAGCCACTCGTCGAAGTGCGACTCGACCACGGCGGGGTAGGGCCGGTGGTCGATCAGGGTGCCGCACGGGACCAGGAACCGGTCCACGTCGCCGGGCTTGCCCTTCCATCCTGACAGCCAGCCACGGGCCCGGTCGCACACGCCGAGCCGGTACTCCAGGGGGCGGCCGGCCTTGAGGCTGTGGCGTTCGATGACGTGGGTGGCGGGGGCGGTGCAGGTGGTGAGCTGTCGGAGGACGGGCATGCGGTTCCCCTTGGTGTGGTGGGCGTTCGGATGGTCGCATGGAGCGGCCCGCCCCGTCAGTCGAAGGGGCGGGCCGGGTGTTGGTGGTGGTGTTCAGCTGTGCGGGTTGGTGGTGGGCTGCGGGTCCGGCGCGGGGGTGAGCCAGACGCTGATGCCGGCGCCTCGCTCCTCGACGCGCGGCTCGGGCAGGGCGGGCTGGGGCTGCGGGTCGGGCTGGGCGGTGCCGTTAGCGAGGGCCATGATGGTGGTCTCCCTACTCTGTGATGGGTGGTGGAGGGCCCGGGGCGGCCGGCTTGCTGGCAGGCGGTGCGGTCGCCCCGGGGCGTGCTACTTGGTGCAGGTGCGGGCGTGCTCGCGGGCCCGCTCGTCGGCGATGTCCCTGGTCGACTCGGCGTCGCCGGTGTTGCAGTCGCACCACCAGTGGTGGAGTTCGATCCCGCCGTAGTGGGTCACGTCCCGAATCCCGACGGTCTTGCCGGTGGCGGTGTAGTACATGGCGTCTCCTCGTGGGTGGGTGGTTGGTGCCGGTCAGGCGGGGAGCAGGTCGTACAGACGGGTGATCTCGTCGCGAACCTTGTCGAGCTGGGTGGCGAGCTGGCGGCGCCGGTCGGGGTCGGTGGCGTCGGCGCAGGCGATCTGGAGTTCGGTGATTCGGCCCGCGGCGGCGGCGAGCTGCTGGTCGATGGTCATGGTGGTCTCCGGGTGGGTGTGGCTGGCGGGCCAGCGGTCGGTCATGGCGGGTGTCCTCTCGTGTCGGTGGATCATGCGGCGGTGGTGTGGCTGACGATGATCGTCCGGGCGGGGTTGTCGGGGTCGGTGCGCATGACGAACCCCTCTCGGGTGGACCACTCTCCGGTGTTGTTGGCGTTGGTGTTGGCGCTCTGACCTGCGCCAACGTTGGCAACAACGCGGGGGGCGGGGGCGCTCTCGGCCGGGGAGGGGAGTGCGGGCACGTCCTGGTGGTGGACGCCGGGCCCGTTGCCGTCCGGCGTACGGACCCCTGCGCGGACCGGGATGCGGGCCTCTGCGAGGAGGGTCCGGACAGCCTTGGTGGAGGGCTCCCAGCCGGGGTGGGAGGCGGCCAGATCGGCGGCCAGCCGGGTGAGCAGAACGGAGGTCTCGTCGGCCGCCAGAGAGGCCGTCAGCCGGTGGGCCTCGGCGGGGGTCGGAACGGCGGCCTCGGGCTCCTCCTGGTCGACCTCGTCGGCGTCGTCCGCGGGGGCGTCGCCGGTCTCCTTGGCGGGGGCCTGCTTGGTGCTCTCCGGGGTGGTGGTGTTGCCGAGAATCAGGGCGGCGATCACCCACAGGGTGAGGCCGCTGCTGATGGCGACTCCGGCGTAGTGCCGGACCACGGGAACGCCGGCCAGCAGGGTCGCGGAGACGACGGCGCATCCGGCGGCGACCAGGGCAGGATGGGTGGGCCGCTCGCCGAGGTCCTCCAGAGCCTTGGCGCGCTGCTCGGGGTCCTTGATCTGCTTCGCCTTGGCGCGCCGCTCCTTCCACGCCGCGAGCGTGTCGGCGTGCTCGGTCTTGGCGTCGACGTGGCGGGTCCTGATCGGGGCGAGCATGCGGCGGTTGCCCTGGCGGAGCGCGGCGAGCGAGAGGCCGCCGAGGTAGGGGTGGACGGGCCGCTCCCCCTTGAGGGCTTCGAGCGCGGTGGCGCGCTCCTTGGGGTCCTTGATCTGGCGGGCCTTGGTGCGGCACTCGTTCCACGCGGCCAGGGCTTCGGCGTGCAGGGTGAGGGCGTCGGAGAGGGGGTTGGTCATCTCAGGCTCCGATCAGGCCGTGGAGGAACGAGCCGACCACGGTGAACGGCAGGGCGAGGATCGAGCCGGAGGCGAGGCAGGCGGCGGGGAGGGTACCGCCGACGATCACGTCTTTCCACACGCGGGGCTTGGTGCCGAACAGGATGATCACGAGGATGGCGGCGGTGGCTCCGGCGCCCGCGTTGAACTGCTGGTTCATGGCGGCGGTGAGCGAGTCGCCCACGACCTTCGGCGCCTCGAAGGCTTGGCCGGCGCCCTGGGCGAACAGGCCGAACAGGAGCATCCACCAGGCGGTGTGGTGGTCCTTGTGCTGCTCGGCGAGGGTGCCCTTGCCCCGGTGCCCGACGAGCAGCCACACCATGATTACGAGGCACACGCCGGTGGCGGTGAACGGTCCGAGCAAGGAGGTCATGGTGACTCCAGGTCAGTAGATGTGGAGGGCGGAGAGGAGGGGGGTGATGCCGGTGGCGACGGCGATGCCGGAGGCGACCGGGATCCGGGCGAGGAGCAGGAAGAAGAGGGGGCGGGCGCCGCGGACCTCGCTCACGCGCAGGCGGCCCCGGTCCCGCAGGTGGGTGTCGAGTCCCCAGCCGAAGGTGGCGAGGATCAGGCCGACGAACGGGCCGCCGGGCGTGATGATCTGCACGAGCCCGGTGGCGTAGCCGCCGACCGCAGAGATCGCGGTGAGCACGCACCAGCGCCGGAACCGGCGGACGCGGTCAGAGGTGCCGGCGGCGCGGGCCGCGCGGCGGCGCTGGCGCCGGGCCCGGGTCGCAGCCTCCCGCTTGTCGGCGAGCCGTTGCTGGCGGTGCC